GCTGGCATAGTGATATCAAATGTGTCAATAGTTGTTGTTGCGGCAGATGTGATTGAAGTGTTACTCATATTCAATTCTGCACCTGACGTTGCGACTGCTCCTTGAATCCTGACCTCTGTTGTCGTTGCAGTTCCAGGGTCTGACTTGTTAGCACAATACCTAAAGTATCCTGCAACTCCTGTGTCTACAGCTACACCATCCCACGTGTTAGTCTGCTTTGAAAGCACACCAGCAGCTGCGGTAAGTTGGAATTTAAGATCAAATCCTGAGCCTGTTGAAGTGTTTATTGTAACCAGCAACGTTCCAGATTCAATTGCATCTGCATCGGCAGGAGCCGAACCAGAAAAGATTCTTATTTCGCCAGTTGATAGTAAAGTGTTTAACGCTGATGCGTCAAGGATTCCGTTTCGGAGTCCAGTTGAAATGCTTAGAGCCATGACTCTCTCCTTATAGAAAAGGTTAAATTATAAAATTCTATTCACCTTAGCCTATTCGGGAGTTCAGGTCTAAGTACTAATGAAATGCTAATTCCTACTAAATTAGTATTTAGGGAGTCTGAGTCAAACGTGCTTAAGTTTGATTACTACTTATTATGTCCAAGTGGACGCAATATACTGAGGCAAACCATCAATAATCCTGAACAGTCCAGCACCGTATCGATTGTCGGCTACCTCGTATCTGGTCGCTGTCATATTTGTAAACTTACCACCATTCTCTCCAAGGCATATACCTTTTCGTGATGCCCATATTACAGACTTTCCTGGAAGCCCTTCTCCCACAAAAGCTGACTTAGGCTTAACGGCAGTACCTTCTATTGCTCCATAGTTTGCTTTGGTCATTTGAACAAAGTCTTCTGGAGTACCTCCTGATAGGAACTTAATCTCACCCCTACCAGCTACATCTCCAATAGATATCCACAGCCCATCATCGACTGCTTTTAGCATTGTTATTTCATCTTTAAATCCAATGGCATTCATTCTCATGTCTACTGTATTAAGATTGTATCCATCAGTAAACCATAGCGTTTGGTTCTTTGCTATGTACATCCTACCATTGTAAAATTCTATATGTTGTCCTGTAGGTGGCTTAACTTTATGATTCTCTGTAGGGTCCGAAAAACTATTATCTTCACCAAGAGTATTGACCCACCCATTAACGCTTGCATTTGAGTAGTAAACTTTTTCATTTATATCAACGTAGCTCATTGGAAGATTACTCACACCTGATCTTACCTCGGTAGCTGTCCAGTCTGCATTCAGTCTCATAAGAATATCACCATCAACAAACAGGCATATCCTTTTGTTGGACCACACACTGTGAATCTTTACCAAGGCATCGTACTTCTTAGTGTAACCATCCCTTCGCTGTACACGTCCCTCATTATCTATGTTAACATTAGTTGCTTCTGTTAATTCATCTAGCTGTAAGTTTCCTGGACTGGCTATGTTATTGATACCCTTGAAGTTCTTAAAAACCAATTCTCCTGGGTTAACGTTTACGTCTTGCGCCATAGTTACCTACCTCTCTACGTTCTCTGTCATAACCTTGCCTATTAGCTGTTTTAACTTTCTTCATGTCACCTGTTCTTATAGCGTCCTCTACTTGTTGCCAGTGTCTTGTCACTACGTCACGAACAGTTCCATATCCCATTATTTCTTACCCTTCTTTTTTTTAGGAGGTTTCTTTGGTCTTACAACACCACCACGAAATGCTTTTTGAAATTCATCGAACTTCTTCTTGTTAATCGCCATGCTTCACCTTCTTACCGAACCATGTAACAAATTGCTGTCCATAGTCTTTAGCCTTGTCTACGTTCAGAGTTTCAGAGTCATTCTTCATATAACATCTATGTAGTATCCAGAAGAGTAATCCTGCATGATACCTAACATCAATCTCAGGAGAACCGAGTAATGTCATGGGAGTCGTTGGGAACCTCGCCACGGTCATGTTAGCTGTATCAGCGACTGTAGGTATAGGGTATAGTACTATGTTGTTTGTAGGGGTCTTGACGTAGCTTCTAGGAGTACCCGTATTTGTTCTCCATGAAGATTCAGTTAGATCGAGTACACGTTCAGTGGTTTCAACCAGAGGACTCGTACCGAGTGTCATCTTAATACTATCTATTGTTATGATGGTAACTGCAATACCGTAGGTACCAGTACTTGTGTTTACTGCAATATCTGTCAAAGCACTTGTGTTGTCTATGATAAGATTGGCTCTTTCGCATGCTTCGTTCTCTGCATCCTGTGCATACTCTAAGATTTCAGCCTGTGTCCACAAGTTATCATCAGTGGAATTATCATCTAGGGTTAACCTTACAGATGCTTCTATTTCAGCGAATGTCATTTAGTCTCCTTAGCCTACAGAAAATGTTCTTGGTGGTCTAACCTTACCACTCACAAAGCTCCTACCTCTTACCTCTATATCTTCACCGCCTCTTGCGATCTCAACCTTCAAAGCATTCTTACGCCTTGTGAAATCCCTTTCAAACTTGGCTGCTTTATTAGCATCGAAATGCTCTTCGCTTTCGTATACTTTCCATTTAACATAAGCCTTGATAGCTTCTTTATGTCGTTTCTCTATCCTTGGAGGAACAACGCCATTGACATTATTCGGCATTATAACAGCCTCAAATGAAACAGCTTTTCCAGAAGTATCTGGAGTTACGTTAAATCTAATACTGTAATCACCATCATATATGAATGCGTCAGGAGAACCACTTCTTTGTTCCCACTGAGAATCACGATGGTCCATTGTTCTATTACTAATATTCTCTATAGTTTCATTGTTGTACTTGCCTTGATGAATATTGATTATCTCAGCATATGCAGTACTAACGGTAACTGCGTAGGACGATGTGTCCTTTACTGAAAGCATACCTGTGACATTCTCTATCCAGCAATGAGACTCTCTGCATAGTTCTTGAATAGCGTCAAGCATCAATCTCTCAACGAATATATTCTTGTCTTTTGGTATTTCAGCAACCACTGACAGTTTGAAATCTAATATGTTTAATGCCATTATAATCTTTTTCCTTCTTCATCAATTACGAAACACGGAATTAAATCAGTTCTTTTTAATAGCAATTCTGTTGCCTCGAAAATTCTACGATTCTTGGGATTGAACATAAATTCAGCTTCCTTTGATACAGGAGCTTTTGAACTATCTTTACAATCTTCCTGAATAGCATCAGTAGGTAAGTCGAGTTTCCTTTGAATAAGAATAACGACTTCTGTTTTTAACATCTTAATTCTTTTACTCAAATCCAACTCTTTACCTAGTCGAGAGTGTGCATATTTTTGTAGTGCTACTTTGTCAAAGTCTAAAACTTTCTTTATATCTTCTTCACATACCAACTCTGACCTTTTCTCTTTTGTGTCTTCCTTGACATCCATTGCTACACCTTCTGTTATATTTATATCTTGGTCTTCCGGATTACGATCTGCGTTCTGTTCTGCTACTGCATCTACCCCTTCATTATCCAACTGTGCAATCAAATCATCCTTTACGCCCATTGTTGTTCCCCCTTCATATAATTAGAAAAACTGAGGGGAAGGAGCAGGGTTACTACTTCCAATTACTCCCTCCCTCAGATTAATTACTGCTTAGTGTGCGATATCATTGCCTGGATTAGCTATGAAACCCCAAACACCAACTCTAATCTTTGCAGCATCAAGATCATTGACTGGTATAACGTCAATAGTATCTGCGACAGAATAGAATTTTCCTCCTGCTGAACCGTATGCAGAGACAACAGTTTGCACTGTAGTACTGTCTCTAGTATAGGCATCAATTATTGACAAGGTAGAAGTAACAGTGTTAAGATTACATTGAGAAGTTGTTAGCCAACCATCAGTGTTATCTCCATCACCAACTTGAACCTGAGTAGATGTAGTCCATTCTTTCGTTTGAACTTCAACAAGAACTCCTAGTGCCAAAAAGTTAGCAGGAACGTCAATCATCTGCAGTACATCAGCGGCAGTGACGGTGTTAGCTGCAACACCAAAGTCTCTAGTCCTTTGAAGTAAAACAAATTTAGGCTTGTCTTGGTCTGAAACCATTACAGTTCCACCAAGAGTTAAATCTCTTAATGCCATTTTTAACCTCCCGTAGTAAAAAAGAATAAAATAATATGATTAGGTTACACTTTTGTTGCTGGCATGTAAACCCCTGCTTCTGGTTTTGTTGCCTTGTATCCGTATACCTTTAGTCCTCTAACAGCATCACCGAAACTATTTTGTAGCCTCAGAGTTTCCGTCTTCACGAACTGTGAAGCGAAAGAGATGAAGTGACGAGTACCAGCCATAACATGGAACGTACCAGTTGCTGCAGTACCTGTCCTTGCTAAGTTGTTACTCATGTAAAGAGTGAACCTGTCGATCATTCCAAGACGACCATTCCTCATGATAGATGTTCCATCACCAGAAATAGATGCGCTCTTCAAATCAGACTGTTTAATCATACCAGCTATCCATGGTGGAATAACTAACCAACGACCAGCTTCCGGGACATTTGCTTCGTCCAGTGAAGTACCAGCAGCGATTATCCATGCCAACACGTTAGATGCTGTGACTGTTTGACTTGCTAGAACATTTGCAGCGTCAGTGTACACGTTACCGAGTACATCTTGGTCTACAACGATCTTCATTTGCTCACTTGCATCACCAGTTGTCTTATTGACAATTGGAATGTCAGATTGCATTTCGTCAACGTCATCAACTTTGAAAGCGTAATATTTAGCCTTATCGATAAGCAATTCAATCTTGTCATCTTCAAGGTCTTGATAATCTATAGTTCCACCAATTCCATAGTCACCTATGGTAACGGTAGGCACGGCTCTGATTATAACTTTACTTCCAGAACCCTTTATTTCACCCTCCCAATCATGGTTTGCGATTTCTCCCAAAACAGTTGAGGAATAAAATTTAGCTTGCATTTTCTTAGACCAGATTTCTGGTATAAAATTACCGTTAGGTAATGAACTATAGCCAGCAGCTACTGCGACTTGTCTTCCCATTCTAGTTCTCCTAAATTAAATAATAAATGTGTTAAAATAAAATCACACGTCTTATTAGCTAATTTAGGAATTGTGGTCACTTAGTTCCCCAACAAAATGAGAATCACAGTTAAACCGCTAATACTTACCCAGTGTTATGGGTTATTGCAAAAAGATTTTTCCATCCAGCATGTCCTCATCGATTTCAGACTCTACTGCATTAAAATCTTCTATACTCATTGCTTCTATTTGACTCCTTGTGAAACGACTAAAGGCTTCATCGTCTCTACCCATCAGTTCTCTTATACGAACCATCTTGGATTTTAGATGTAATACTTCTGCCTTATCCACCTTAACCTGACCTTTCAAGCCAGATACTTCTTCTTCGAGTTCTTCAACAGTGGCTCTAAGATTGATATTGCTATCAATGAGTTTATAGTCACTCTTCCCGAAATGTTTCAATACGAATTTTCTTAACATTCTATTCCCCAATAAAAGTTATATGTTTTGAATCTGACCGTTAGCCATTGCCTGGTCTATTGCATCTTCTTTTTCAGCATACTCTTTTTCGTCCATGTTATGGATTTGTGATCGAGTAAACTTGAAAGTGTTTCTACCCTTAAGGTTGTTCTCTTTAGACTTCCTGTTTGCAGGATTAGTTTGCTTCTTGGCTTTGTTGACAGTGTCATCATCGTCACCATCCTCAGCTTTAAAGTCGTCAAAGATTTCAATGATATCTTCTGCCTTACCACCTTTGAGGTCGAGCAAAGCTACACGCTTTAGCCTCGGTGTAAGGTTCTTTAGATACCTAGAAAACTTTTTAGTCTTCATAGTTTCTTCCCATCCATCATGGGCATCATCTAGTTTCTTGAAATGAAGATCAGTTGCGTCAGCTTCCTTCTGTGCTTTCCTGTCAGCTTCACGTTGCTCTGCTGCTTCCTCTTTAGTCTTCATCTCGGCTTTCAACCCTGTTACCTGTCCCATCAGATTGCTTATGATAGGTTGCATAGCTTTCGCCATGTCAGGGTCCACCTTCTCCATCTCTGCCATCTGTTCTTTAAGATCACCTACTTGCTCTTTAATTTCTTGTTTGGTTTCTTTAGCTTCGGCTCTTGTTTGAACAGCTTTGGTTAACTCTTCCATCTGAGTTTTCAGAGTAAAGATGGTGTCTTCAAGTTCAAGTGATTTAGCCTGAGACTCTCTAAGCTCTTGTCTACCCCTTGTATGATCTGCACGTGTATCCTTGACTCTCTTATTAGCAGTGTCGAGTTCAGCCATTAATTCATCAACATCTTTATCAGGCTTATCATCTACATCATCTTCGCCATCCGTATCGTCATCTTCCACGTCATCTTTATCATCAGGGTCAATATCATCTTCTTTATCTTCTTTAGCGTTCTTTTCATCACTGGCTTCCTTTTGATGGTATATGTCTTTAATTATTTGATCTGCCTCATCTTCTAATTGCTGACCATACTTCTCAGTATCGCTTCCAGTGCTTTGTGCTATTTTGTCCTCTGCTTTATCTGGCATGTTCCCCTTACCTTTCAAAATGTTTAATCATATCTCTGCTTAAATTAATACAGTCTTTAAATGCTCTTGCCATACCTTGGTGTATTTCAACCTTATCCCTTGGCACATCAACGCATTGATTCCTTGCGGTATCGTATCGCCTCTGGAAATAATCTTCCAGTATGAGCCATGCTGATCTGGTTACACCATTCATCAATATAGATACAGCTTCTGCCTCTACGTCTTCAAACTTATTACTCATGTTTTCCCCTACTTGTTATTAGTTTTCAAACCATCATTTTTTGACTGCTTCCTTGTAGCACCCACAGTTGTTTTCTTTTGTCCAGCTTTCTTCTCTGCAGTCTTACCATTTCTAGCTTGGTTTGCACCCTGTGCTATATCGGCATTGACTTTCTTCTCTTCCAGTTTCAGTAGAGCAGCTGCTTCGATTTCTTTGCCTTTCAATTCGATAGCCTTTAGTCTCATTAATTCTTTGTCGTTAAGGATAGCAGCTTCAATCTTTCTGATTTCAGCTTGTGCTTTCTCAATCGTACTTGCCTGTTCTTCGTTCTCCAGAGTCAATTTCTGTATTGCAAGTTCATCTGTTTTCTTCTTGATTGGGTCGTCAGCAAGCTGTGCGATTTCTTCTTCTGTCTTAACAACATCGTCTTCATTAAGTCCTTGGTTCTCGGCAACCATTCTAATCATATTTGGACGTTTAGTAATCTGGTTATCTGTTGGGTTGTTTGTGATATTTAACATATTGATAAGTTGAGTAGTCATGACCTCAGCTTTAACTAGCGTTTCAGAACCTTTAGCATCAACCTTCATGTCACCCTTAATAGCTTGGTCGTTACTCCATTGCATGAAGAACATATATAGCTTAGTGAAGAATGGGTCAATAGCATACTTATCTACATTTTTAACAACCGATCTTTGTACAACGTTTGCAGCTTGTTGTAATATAGCTGTACCCTGAGCCGTGTCTGTACCCCCATCACCTTGTCCACTTGTGGCAGAAGTTGGCAGATTAAGTTCTTCGTCAATGAATGTTCTGAATATTCCTATGACTTCGATCAGTTCTCTACTTACACTGTCCATCTTATGGATACGTAACAACGGAGTCTGAGAGTCTCCACCAGTCCTCGGATACACCTTGAACGGATATATTTCGTCAATACTTTTTAATGCTGCTGGGTCTAAGTCGTCTACATTAACTTCGATCTGTGGACCAAGTAATGCGATATCGTCCAGTAGTCTTCGTGCCGCTGCGTTAAGTATCTCTTGGCTGTCAGCACATACTTCTGGAACACCACGACCCCATATCTTTTTAGACACCTTTTCATAAGGGAATAAGAAGAATGGTAGCCCATCATCTACTGATTGGTCTAGCTCACACTTGATGACTTCTCCACCTACAATCCATACGTTGGCAAGGTACTCTTCACTCCAATCCTCTTCTGGAATATCTACCCCCATGTCGTATAAGTCTGCTCCGTCAACATAGCCCCAATACTCGAATAGATCGTATCTGGTATGCGTTTCTTCTATCTGAGACTGGTGAGCCAGCTTCTTTCTTTCTATTTCGTGACACTCATCTGTGTGATCTCCACCTGGATATCTCAACATATGTTGGTCTATTTCGAATGAATCAAATCCTGCATATTTCTTTAGTTTTCTGAATTCATGTTTATTCATCACGTGACGTTGGAAACACCCAATGCTTGTTTTCATATCCGCTGCATTCGGGTCAGGGTATACATCAAAGATAGATGGAGCTTCAATCTGAGGCTTGATATCTATTCTTTCTTTAGGTTGAAACAACCAACCCTGCTCTGTCATTACCCATCCAAAGTCTTTTTCAATTCTTATAGATGCTGCTTTAAGGCAACCAGTACCTAAGATAACCTGTTCAAGCATTGCTTCTAAGAACAGAAGATCGTAGTCAGCTTCAACTAATTGATCTTTTATCCTGAGAGACATTGCTTCTCCTGCGATCTCGGCTGGAGTCTTATTCTTTTTAACCTGTGGTGCATCTGGAATACCAGTTGCGATCTGATTTGGCTCTTCTTCTTCTTTGAAGTTGGTTGGTTCAGGGGTAGGAGCTACAGTCCAGTGATCTTTGCCCGTTGCTGGAAAGAATATATCCAGTAGTCGTGAGTACGCTGCCATTACCTTCATTCGTGTAATGCCTACATACGTGTGCGACCTTCCAGGCTTTATAGCATTTTCTATTTCTGATTCATACTGAGAGTAGAATTGTCTGAGATTGGCAAGCCATTGATCTTCCTGTGGTTGACGTATAGATTTCCAAGACTCCCATCGGGACTTAAGTACAGCACCGTAGGTTAGCTTTTCAGGCTCTCCATCGATGTTCAACTTCTCCCTTCCTTGTTCTTCTTCGTTTACAGCGTCAACTGACTTCGCTTGAACCAGGCTCATAAATTTCTCCATAAAAAAAGGGACTAGAGGCACATAGCAGAACAGGGGAAATCCCTTTCTGGTAACATGCAATCTAGTCCGAATGTTAATAATACTGTTATACTAAATAATACTCTCAATGTCAAAGCGATTCACTTCGTAGTTACCACTGCCTCTTTTAAGTTTAACTCCGATGTTCTCTCTCTTGCATTCCTTTTGTCTGAGCTTAATCTCATCTTTGGCATGGTCATGTACATCTCATGTGCTATCGCATAGCTCATAACCCTGTCATCGTGTTTTCCAGGCACAGCACCAAATGTACCGTCTTCAAGTATTGAATAATTTCTAAACTCTTCAATAGTATCACTACACACAATGCCCGTATCTTTGTCCCTTACGATAGTAACTAAACCATCAATGATCTTATATTTGCTCTTTGTGGTAGTTAACCATCCAGCCTTTTTCATCTTACGCCCTGTACCCTGTGCGTCAAGAGTTTCTCTCTGATATATCTTAGGATAGTTCTTATGCTTAAGTGTTGTGATAGTTGTCAGACCATGGTTATTAGCCTCGACACCCATTAAAGGAGTGTTGTAATATCTACCCAAATGATTCAGGAATACTCCGAATTGATCAGGGTCCAACTTACAATGTACCTGAGCAACCTGTTGTCCTGTTGAACATCTGATAACATCTGCAGATGAATAGTCATGCTTCTCACCAGCGATACCCTCTGCAATATCTGCACCGATTACGTACTTCTCGCCCATCTTTGGCTTCTGCCATACCTTCATAATACCTTTAGGGTTCTCTATGAACTTGCCGTAGTAGTTGAATTCACCTTTCATTTCCTCTGGATAACATTCAAGTCGTGCCGCCATAAGATCGGATATCCCAAATATACTCTTACCAGAAAATACGAATGCTTCCTCTGGAGTCATTGGGAACCACTGCTTGAAGAAGTCTTCCTTAGTGAATCCTATTGGTGCTATAACCTCACCTATTTTCCATCTACGCCATGCTATGTTTTCGAGGGTGACACGTGAACCATCTGGATTGATGAAAGCCATAAGCCATTTTTCTTCATCATCTAATGTGGCTGCTATCATCTTGGATTGTGCTACGGTTAGTGGTATGCGGTAGTCTTCATCGTATGTCCACGGAATAAAGACCTGTATGTATTCAGGAGTACGTCCAGCCTTAACCTCATCATCCATCTCACACCAGTGATCATAGAAGTGACCAGACGTACCGTTTGCAGTTGTTTCTTTTATTACCTCTGTGCCGAGGATATGCGGAAATCCGGAAGGAATTGATTCGAGTAAACCTGAGAGATTATCCAAGGAGTTCTTGCTAAAGTATGCGCATTCTGACCAATGATTAAAATGAGTAGTAATTCCTTTACCACCCTTAGAGTCGCATGTCTTTACGTCATAGCGAGACTTTAAGCCAGTCCCCCTTGGATTATCAAATACTAATGCTTTCTCATTCGACTGGAGGGTCTGTGGTTGTATTTCCTCTGGAACGTTTTCATGGTAAGTCTTTACCATCCTGAATAGACCGTCCCTGCTTTGATCGGCTTCCGTCATTATCATGGCACCTACACCAGTCCTGCAAGTTGTTTTCTGATAATAACGACCTTCCGTATAGGTAGACAACCCTAATTTTCGAGGCTTTAACGCTAATACTCTGACATACCCCTTCTCTTTTTTTTGCTTCTCAATCATTCCATGAATAAGTATTTGTGACCTATTCAATTCGAATGGTACTAAGTAACCTGTCTTGTTTACGATCTTTAGACATCTCGGTGCGTAGAAGAGAAAATCATTTGCTAATCTCAGTCTGACTGCGTGGCTTGTCTCCATCTTTTCCCCTATTTGCATCGTATGTAAGATACACGACAGAAGCTATAGTTCCAATTAATGTTACTATCATAACCAAATATGGAAGAAACTTCTTCTCTGTTTTAAGCTGAGTCACACACTTCGTTAATGAATTGAAGTCTTGAGAATCAACCTTTTGTGATTCAAGTCCTGTAATCTTATTGAATAATCTATTTTTATAATCAAACAAATCTGATATCTGTCTCCATTGTTCATCTATCTCTTTTTGTTGCGACTTGGTTTGTTCTTCGAGCCTCACTCTGTCCTCTAGGCATCTCCTAGTCTCCTTATCAATCTTACTCTTCCATTGTTCGTCCATTTAGCATATCCTCTTTCTCCAGTGCAATGGACCAATGTCCCCAAAAAGCCTCTCGAACTCTAAATTTAATAATGTAAATACGTTTGATCTGTAATTTTTGTCATACTTCCACCTATAGGAATCAACTGTTATTTTAAAATTACCATCGGTGTGTTTGTAACTGTATGGAGTAATACTACCCTCTATAACATTTCCAGTCTTTTCATAGTGCATAACCCAATCTGGATACTTCCTTGTTTCTATAGCAGATACTTCCGTAAGGAATGCAATAGATAATACCACTCCCACTACTACGCTACTCACCATCCTCTTCAACGATCTCTTCTTCATAACCTTCCTCCCAAGCATTGATTTTTAAGTTAGTTATTTTAGATGTTTCTTTATATGCCTTGAGATGTTTCTTTGCGTACTTCTTAATGGGTCCAATCAGGATATCATCATCAGGCATTTCGTCACCAGTATATTCTACGAGTACTGCAAACTCCAAAAAATATGTTGTTGGTTTACTCATAACATCATCCTATGAATTTGTGGAGCTTCTCCTGCCTCTACTGTTGCGCAAGACACAATAGGCTTATGAGGGAAGTCCTTCCCATAAGCGAATGCTAACTGCTTAACATCTATACCACAACCTACATTCATTCCAAAGATACAGTCATGTGGTGAAGCCGTATACGCAATCCCTGCGAAACTATGACCATGACCAATAACTGTCGAACATCGATTGCTTATTGCTAAGTTTAAGTGAGCTAGTTTTCCAGAAGCGTTACTATGCATATACAGAACCTTGTCTATAACAAAGTGGAACTCATCTTTCCATCCATCTGGTAAGTTCCATATCTCCCTGTACGGCTTAAAGCAACGCCTTGGTAGCCCTATAGTCTTGCTCTTTCTATCTACAAGTGCATCATGGTTTCCCCTTGCCAGTGATAGTTCAGGAAAAGCCTTGAACCATTTCTTGAGAATCTGATCAGCTTTTTCCATTTCACCGAGAGGACTCCAAAGATTTGGGTCATGTTCATGATAACTAATACTATGGTTATCAACGAGATCACCAATATGCACGATTGTACCACAGTTCTTTTTCTTCTGGATACTCTTACAAAATTCCAAGTACCCCCTTTTCTCAAAGGGTATATGTGTGTCGCCTATAACAAGCACGTTCTTTTTATTTAACCTAGCGATGATTAGTCTCCTTTATAAATGGTGGGGGATGTGGGTAACGCTCCCACTGTCTCCAGCTTATGAGGCTGGCGAGATAGCTTTTTCTCTAATCCCCGTTATATTATATGCCGTTATTAATCATGTCATCTACCACTCCAAGAATATACTCTTGATCGATATTCATACATTCATTATTGTAGCATTCACTTGCCTTATCTGTATACTGACAAGGAGCGCAAAACATATCATTTCGCCTTGCAACGAATGCTCTATCAGACCATGGAGCGTTCTTGATGTTAGATGTAGGTCCGAACAATGCTATCTGCGGTGTGTCCATTGCTGCAGTGACATGCATTATACCCGAATCTTCATTTATCATCAAGTCGATTTCCTTTATCAAGGATGCAACCTCTGGAAGAGGCATGCCAAGTGCGTACACAAATCCTGGATTATTATCACGTTCTTCCTTTGGAACCGCATTCTCTTGTCCTATTATAAACACCCTGTACCCTTTAGCCAGTAAAGCCTTGCCTAACCCTGCCGAGTCCCTCAATTGCCTGTTAGCATGGAACTGGTGATTATACGTCCTGCACACATGAATGCCTATGTTGCCTCTACCTTCCCATCCATCGAATACATAATCATCACTACTGTTACAATACAATGAAGGTATGTCTCCTGTGTACTTCAAGGAATAAGCAAGAGCCATATTACATTCTACTTCATGAGCCTTGATACCCTGCTTCCAGCATTCCATTGGTTGTGGAGCAAACCTCAACTGTGCTACATGATTCTCTAATCCCTGATACGGCCATATAGTCTGCAGTCCCAATAGATATATTCTATCCTTGATATCTTCAAGCGTGAGTACCTTTACGTTATC